ACTCTGAAAGAGATACTTTATATGAAAACAAAGTAAATCCAATCGCTTCTTTCCCTGGGCAAGGTATTGTAGCATTTGGACAGAAAACGTTGCAAGATAAAGCATCGGCATTGGATAGAATCAACGTAAGAAGATTACTAATCACTGTTAAGAAGTTTGTGGCATCTACATCTCGATTCTTAGTATTTGAACAAAATACGGCTCAGACAAGAGGTAGATTCATAAATACTGTACAACCTTACTTAGAAGCAATTCAACAAAGACAAGGGTTATACGCATTTAAAGTAGTAATGGATGAATCTAATAACGGCGCTGATGTTGTTGATAGAAACATACTTGCTGGACAAATATTCTTACAACCGGCTAAGACCGCTGAATTCATTGTAATAGATTTCAACATCTTACCAACTGGAGCAGCTTTTTCAGCATAAACTAAAAATAATAATTACTAATATTTATTAGTATAAAAGGAGAAAAACAAAAAAATGGCAGAAGTATTAGAATTTAACGAAATGATGTTCACCAACTTCGAACCGAAGATGAAGAACCGATTTATAATGGAGATTGATGGAATTCAATCTTACCTTATAAAAACTGCGGCAAGACCTTCAATCAACTTCGAAACTGTGAAACTAGACCATATCAATACTTACCGCAAATTGCAAGGTAAGGGAGAGTGGCAAGATATAACAATCTCACTATATGACCCAATTGTACCTTCAGGTGCACAGCAGGTTATGGAATGGGTACGTTTAGGATATGAATCTTTAACTGGTAGAAAAGGTTACGCCGATTTCTACAAAAAGGATATTGATTTTTATATGTTAGGACCTGTTGGTGATAAGATAGAGCAGTGGAAGTTAAAAGGAGCATTTATTACTTCGGCAAACTTCAATGATTTAGATTTCTCTTCTAATGATGCAGCTGATATCGAATTAACGTTATCTTATGATTACGCTATATTAGAATTCTAAAATATAACACATATTTTATATAATAGAAAGGTTCCCTTGATTGGGAACCTTTTTTTTTACTCTTTTTTAACTTTTATATATTTATATACGAACAAATAAAGGTTAAATATGACAAAGCATGACTTTCCAACTGAAGTGATTAGTTTACCATCTGAAGGTAAATGTTATCCTTCTACAAATCCACTTTCTTCCGGTCAAATTGAAATAAAATATATGACAGCAAGGGAAGAAGAAATACTAACATCACAAAACTTAATCAAAAAAGGTGTAGTTTTAGATAAATTATTTGAAGCTATTATAGTTGATAAGGGTGTTAATCCAGACGATATCATATTGGGTGATAAGAACGCTATTATGTTAGCAACTCGATTATTAGGATATGGTAAGGAATATACTGTTGAGATGTTAGATTCCGAAGAAACCAAACATAAGGTTGTAGTTGATTTATCAACAGTACAAACAAAAGAAATTGATATAACAACTTTAAACCCAGAAAATACGTACAAATTCACAACACCATTTGGTAAAAATGAACTTGAGTTCAAATACCTAACACATGGTGATGAAAAGGCAGTTGATATTGATGTAAAGGCATTAGCTAAGTTTAATAAAGGTGGTACTTCATCAGAATTAACAACTCGATATAGATATATGATTAAATCAGTAGATGGTGAATCAGATACTAAATCAATAGTTCATTTTATAAACAATAAGTTTTTAGCTAGAGATACAAGAGCATTTAGAGATTTCGTAAAGGCAAATCAACCTGATATGAAAATGGAGTTTAACTATATAGACCCAGAATCGGGAGAAGAGGAGGTACGCTCGATTCCCATGGGCGTAGGGTTTTTTTGGCCTTCCGAGTAACTATTCTAAGTTATTGCACACACAAATTTTTGAATTATGTTACTATGGTAATGGATTCATTCAATCGGATGTGTATAGATTACCGGTCCACCTACGAAACTTCTACTATCAAAGTTTGTTAGATACAAAGAAAAAAGAGAAGGAATCGCAAGAGAAATCAGAAAGACAATCAAAAGTGAAGGTTAGAAAATAATCTTCACTTTTTTTATATCTAATATTTATAAGAGTACAAATAGAATACTTATGAAACCACAAAAAAACGATATTAAATTATTCAATGAAATAAAATCTAAGTATAACTTAAAAGAAGGTATTCTTTCTATGCTATTCAAAAAGAAACTATCTAAGGCATTGAAGCAGGATAAAACTTTAAATCAAGCATTAGAAGATGGTGATAAAGCATTGGCTGATTTAAAGAAAAATCTAGATAAGTTGGAGGCTAAGGGATATACTATACCTTTTGCTTTAAAGAAATACATATAATAGATGCAGAACGCGGACGAGTTAAGAGAAATACAACAACTTACTAATTCTATTGGTAAAGTTATGTCAGATATGGCTGCAGCTTCTGATAAGCGCAACAAATCTCTTGAACGTGAGGTATCTATGACCAAATCCATACTAGCTGATATCCAATCATCGGAAGATATTGAAAAGGGGTTGGAAAAATTAGAAAGAGGTAGGGCACGTATTCTTAAAACCAATTATGGTGTAAATCAAAAAATGAAAAGTGATTTACTCTTAGCAAATAAAATATCACAAGACGGTCTTAAAGTAGAACAAAAGAAATTTGAAATATTATCGCGTGTTGCAAAAATAACTAACTCTGTAGCAGATGGTATTACTGATGGACTTGATTCCTTAAAATCCCAAATAGAAGAAGTACCCATATTAGGTAAGGTATTTAGTAAATTGATACCAACTGATAAAATTAAAGAATCGGTTGGTAAAATGTCTGATGGATTCACCAGAGGTTTCGGAATAATGTTTAAACGTGGATTAAGCCAAGGAAAAGGATTTATGGGTGCATTCTCTGGTGGTATGAAAGCTGGATTTGGGCAAGTATCAAAAGCATTAGGACCTTTATTAGCAAATCCAATAGGATTGGCTGTTGCTGCTATTGCTTTAATTGCTGGTGCTGGTTTACTTGCATTCTATAAAGTATCAAAGGCAGCAAAGGATTTTAGAAAAGAGACTGGTTTATTAAATTCTCAAACGGGTGAGTTAGAATCAAACTTAGCTAAAGTGACATCAGCTACGGCCGGTATGGGTGGTAGTATTGAACAAGCATCAAGCGCAGCTTCAACCTTTTCAAACCAAATGAAGGGAACTTCGCAGGCTAGTGAAGCAGTTCTAACATCAATGGTTGCTATGGAAAATAGCTTTGGTGTATCTGCTGACGCTCAAGCTAAAGTAAACGAACAATTTCAATTGATGTCTGGTGCATCGGCTGAAACTGCACAAAATATGATTCAAACCACAATAGCAGCGGCAGAAGCTGCTGGGGTTGCACCTGCTAAAGTTATGCAAGATATTGCAGAAAATGCTGAAGCTGGGATGATGTTCTTTCAAGGTTCCACGAAAGCATTAGCAAAAGCAGCAATTGAGGCTAGGAAAATGGGTACATCTATTGGTGAAACAACAAAAGTTGCCGAAGGTTTATTAGATTTTGAATCATCTATTACCAAAGAATTAGAATTGGGTGCTATGTTGGGTACGCGTGTTAATTTCAATAAAGCAAGAGCTTTAGCATTTGAAGGTGATATGATTGGTATGCAGCAAGCTGTGAATAAGGAAGTAGGTAAGTTGGGAGATATCAATAAAATGAATATGTATCAGAAAAAGGCATTAACAGAAGCCACTGGTATGGATTTAAAGAGTTTGATTAAGCAACAAAAAATAGCTAAAACATTACCAGGACTTAAAAAAGAAGAGTTAGCAGCAGCAAATGCATTATTAGATACTGGGATGGATATCGCTGATATAAGTAAGGGTGACCTTAAACGTAAGGCAATCGAAATGGGTAATCAGAAGAAAATGCAATCATCATTTGACAATATGGGTAATTCCCTAAAAGCAATAGGAACAGAACTTTTGATGGCATTTATGCCAATCGGTGAGTTCCTAATAGGAACATTAGAGTTTTTTATGCCGCTTATTAGGGGTTTTATAAAGCCAATACAACTTGCTATTGGTAGAGTAATGGAGGCATTCGCACCACTATCGGAAATGTTTAGTGATATGTTCGGTGGAGATGAGGCAGGTGACTTTTCAGGTATAATGGAGGCAATTGGTGGCACACTTAGTATTGTATTTAGTGCACTATCTTATGGTATAAATGTTATGGCTCGTAATTTAAAGGGTGTTTCGCAAATTATTGGAGGAGTGTGGAAAATCATTAAAGGTATCTTCACAATGGATTTCAGTATGATAGGTGATGGTCTTTACGATGCGTTTTCTGGGATAGGTAATATAATACTATCACCAATATTGGGATTATGGGATACGATATCCGATGTTGTTGGTATGTGGGTAGATGGAATTGCAACTTTGTTTGGGAGTTTAAGTGATAGAGTTAAAGGATTTGTTATGGCTATGTTACCAGCTTGGGCAGTTAGTTTATTAACAGATGATAATACTACTGCATCACAAGAAGCTTCGAATTTGCAAGTTGCTGGTAGTATAGATGATGGTATTGTACAAGATGGTAACATCATATCAACTAACCCAGAAGATACGTTAATAGCAACAAAAACTCCAGAAAGCTTATTTGGAGAGAGTATGTTTGGTAAAATTATGAGTGCTTCTCCATTAGGAATGGCTGCTAACTCTGTAAATGAATCAACGGGTGGTGGTGTTTCTAACGTTGTAGGTGGTATTGGTGAAATGATTGGTGGTCTTTTTGGTGGAGATAGTGGTGATTCGCAAATTGGTGCTAAATTAGATGAACTAATCATTGTGATGAAAGCTAACAAAGATATTTTTATGGATGGTAAGAAAGTAACAGCAGGTGTTTCAAGCACTGTTGATAAGATAGGTTCTAACTCATACTCAATAGTTTAAGATTATGCCAACATTACAAGAATTATTTAAAACTAAACAATTACCATCTCAGAATGGTAAGACTGCCGAAGAGGCTTATGATATCCAAAATTCAAAGGATA